TGGCAGTCATCGGTGGCGCGCTGCTGCGGAGCGCCACCGCGTCCCTGTGTCACCACCGCAGCAGGAGGCTGGACCGTGAAGGTGCAGCTGTTGGCGCTCTACGGGGTGCTGGGGTGGAAGATCCTTTGGCCCTGGCAGCTGTGGTACACGCTGGCGGACAAGGTGGGGGTGACCCTGCCGATGTAGCGCCGCCGGCGCGCCGGGACCCGCGCGTGACTCGCGCGCGGGTCCGCCCCATGTGGGTGTGGCACCTGCGCCGCGTGCTGGTGCGTGTGCCCATCGTGGGGCCGTGGATCCGCCGGCGCTGGCGGCCCATGTTCCGGGTGAAGCGGTGGGAGGTGCTGTCCATCAGCATCACCCCGGAGACCGGCCGGGCCGGTATCATGTTCAGAATCCATGACATGGAGGAGCTGTGAGCAGTGACAGATCAACCTGCGCCCGTGCGTGGGAGGCCATGCGCGAGACCAGGTATCAGCCGGACCCCCCTGCGGTGCCACCGCCTCCTCCGTGGCGTCCACCGGCGCCGCCGGCGCAGGAGACGGAGGCGGAGTTGCGTGCGCGCGTGATAGCTGAACACTTCGGCCACCTGCCGCGGCGGTGACCATGCCGATACGTCCTGAGAACCGGCGCCGCTATCCTGAGGACTGGCCGCAGATCCGCGCGCGCATCCTGGAGCGCGCCAGCAACTGCTGTGAGGCGTGCAGCGTGCCCAACGGCACCTTCATCTATGCTGACCGGGAGCGGCCGGAGGACTGGATTGCAGTGCCGGACGAACACGTGGAGCCGCGGCCGGGGCAGCCGCACAAGCGGTGGGACTTCGTGGCCGGCGCGCCGGTGACGCGGGTGGTGCTGACCATTGCGCACCTGGACCACCAGCCAGAGAACGTGAGGGAGGACAACCTGCGCGCCATGTGCCAGAAGTGCCACCTGGCCCACGACGCGGAGCACCACCGGCAGACGCGGCGGAGAAACCTGCACCGCCGGCGTGGCTGCGGTGACCTGTTCGAGCTGTGCCACCGTGCGGTGGACCACGACAGGAGGAGCTGATGAAGCAGCAGCAACCGTGTCCCGCGTGCGGGACGTTGATGGAGCCGGAGGTGCTGGCACAGAAGGCCGCTACCCCCGGCCCCACGAAGGTAGCGCAGCCCATGACGCCGGTGTGGAAGTGTCCCCGGTGTGAGTACCAGCTGAAGCCGGGGTATGGGACCGCGGCTGACATTGACCTGATGACCAGGGAGGGATGAGCATGAGCGGAAGCGTGGAGGAGAAGGAGGCCACGTCCCTGGAGCCTGGTGCGGTGCCGGAGGAGATCGCGGTGGCCATCACCAACCTGGTGCGGCGTCTGGAGGAGACGCTGGCAGGGGTGATGGACACCGCACTGGCCGCCAAGATGGATGGCCTGGTGGTGGCGGAGCGCGGCCTGCGTCAGATCACAGCTGACCTGAAGGGGGACATCGCGCTGTTGAAGCGCCGCCTGGCCGCCCAGGCCCGGGATTGTGACAACCGCGAGAGAAACGCCAGCGCCGTGGAGACGCGCGTGGGCCGCCTGGAGAATCGCGTGGACGCCCTGGAGCAGGACCCGGAGACCGTGGCCACTGTGGCCGGCGCCGGGCGCATCCGGATCCACGGCAGCAACGTGCCCCGGCCGATGGAGGGGGCGCCGTCCCTGGAGGATTGGGACCACCTGCTGGCCAGCGTGGACTCTGCGTGGGAGCAGCAGATGGGAGAGCTGGACCAGCACTGGCGCGTGCGCATCCGTGCGTGGCTGCGGGACCTGGTGGGTGCACTGCGCAGGATGGCGGAGCATGGCCCGGCTGCGCGCACGGGCGCCATCATGGAGGCGCTGGAAGCGCAGGCCCGGCGCACCACGGCCCTGGCCGCACGTGTGCAGGAGCTGGAGCGCCAGGTGGGTGACCGCCCGGAGCTGGACAGCCCGGACCTGCGGACCATCGTGGGTGTCCACGCGGCCCTGATCGGCGCGGATGATGGCCTGGGCCTGACGCGGCAGGTGTCCGGACTCTCCAGAGCCCAGGAGGACCTGGAGGCGGACCTGACCGTGCGCGTGCAGCGGCTGGAGGGTGCGGTGGGGGACCGTCCTCTGGTGGACGGCACGTGTAAACTGGCGGACCGCGTGCAGGAGCTGGAGGCGTGGGCCGCCGTGATGCCGGACGTGAATGACCGCATTGCGGAGCTGCGGGAGCACGTGGCGGCCATTGAGGTCATAGGGCTGCCCGGAGGAGTGACGGCAGACGGCCGCCGGATGTTCCAGGAGCTGGCGGACCTGCGGCTCCGCTGCCGCCGGCTGGAGAAGGTGGTGGCGGCTGGGTGGATCGCGCGGCCCAGGATGCTGTTGACCAGCCGGAGAGGACTCTGCAAGGGCAACCGTGGGCAAGCGCCGGCCGGCGTGAATCCTCAGAAGGTGGCGGACGCCGGCCAGGCCGCTCTGGAGGCGATCATCAGAGAGCTGTGGGGAGGTGATGATGACGGAGATCGCACGGGGACCGGACCGGCCGATGGGGCCGGCGGAGACGGAGGTGGAGCGGCTGCTGACGGCGGGGCAGCGCAACCGATTCACGGCGCAGGGAGCGCCAACGGCGGAGCAGCTGCTGCTGCCGATCCTGAGGATTCTGGCGCGCGGAGTTGACCGCACCACCATGATGGCGGCGCCGTGGCCTACCATCCCGCGGCAGGACGCGCACGTGGACCTGTATGGCGTGACGCAGGTGGGCACGGCTCGCGGCAATGCGGATGAGACCTTCCGCCTGACGTTCACGTTCACCAGTGGCCCGCACCTGGCCATCAACCTGCCGCGGGAGGACCTGGGCCACGTCATCAAGATGCTGCGCAAGCTGGAGGAGGGGGACGCCGGCAACGCCGGCAATGGCAGTGGATGAGCGCGCGGCCGCCGGCGTGGAGGACGGTGGCCGATGGTGTGTCTGGTGTTGACGGGATGGGGGCGGACGTGGACAATGATGATGTTGCGGGGCGCCACCCCGCACACTCCTCCACGGGGGCCGGCCGGCGCCGCGCAAGCGGTGGCTGGCCGGTTCTTTTTCATGCGTCCGATGGGGGCGCTGGCGGCGCGCGCGAGGAGGCGCGCCTGCTGACTGAGGACCAGGCCGCACGCCGGCTGGCAGTCTCCCGCTACACGTTGCGCAACTGGCGCTCACAGGGCGGTGGCCCCACCTACGTGCAGCTGGGGCGTGCCATCCGATACCGCGTGTCCGACCTGGACGCCTACGTGGCCAGCCGCACCAGGGAATGGACCAGGGGCTGACGTGGCCGCCAGGAAGCGCAAGGGCATGAGCATCCGCGGCTATGCCGCGCACCGCCGGGAGTTGAGCCTGGACGGTGGATCGGCGTGGAGCGTGCAGAAGGCGCTCCGCGAGGGACGCATCAGCCGGCTGCCGGACGGGAGCATTGACCCGGAGCGCGCGGACGCGGAGTGGGAGGCCAACACGCACCCGGGCCGCGGGTCCGGCAAGCGGAAGGGGCAGGGCAAGAGCCAGCCAGCGGACCCCCCTGGTGCCGAATCGGGACCGGCTGCCCCTTCCCCGGAGGGCAAGCGGTTCACCTACGCATCCGCGCGCGCGCGTCTTGAGGAATGGAAGGCACGCAAGGCAGAGCTGGAGTACCGCCGGCTGGCCGGAGAGCTGACCAGTGTGGCGGAGGTGGAGCGAGCCACGTTCAACTTCCACCGCACACTCCGGGAGCAGATCCTGGCTACAGCCGGCCGCGTGGCTGCGGAGTGTATCCCGCTGCGCAGTGCACGCAGCATTGAAAGGGTCATCACGCGCGAGCTGCGCACGGCCCTGGAGGAGCTGACCGCAGATGGTCCTGGGGACGGCACCAGCTGAGACCGTGGTGCTGGACGCGGCCCGCGCGGGCCTGCGTCCGGACCCGGAGCTGACCGTATCGGAATGGGCTGACCGCTACCGCTACCTGGCCGGCGTGGGTTCCGCGGAGCCCGGCCGGTGGCGCACGGAGCGCACCCCGTACCTGCGGGAGATCATGGACAGCCTCTCCGCGGACAGTGACGTGCACACGGTGGTGATGCAGAAGGGTGCGCAGATCGGCGCCACAGAGGCCGGCAACAACTGGATGGGATACGTGGTCCACCACGTCCCCGGCGCCATGCTGTACGTGATGCCCACCGTGGACCTGGTGATGCGCACCAGCAAGCAACGCATTCAGCCCACCATCAATGAAACGCCGGTGCTCCGGGCGCGGATCCGCGCGGCCCGCAAGCGGGACAGTGGCAACACCATGCTGGTGAAGGAGTTTCCAGGCGGCATCCTGGTGATGACCGGCGCCAACAGCTCCACGGGCCTGCGCTCCACGCCGGTGCGGTATCTGTTCGGGGATGAGGTGGACAGCTGGCCGCCGGACGTGGACGGGGAAGGGGACCCCATGGACCTGGCGGAGCGCCGCACCGCCACCTATGAGCGCAACCGCAAGGTGTTCCTGGTGTCCACCCCCACCATCCGGGAGCTGTCCCCCATCGAGCGGGCCTACCAGGAGAGCGACCAACGCAAACACTACGTCATGTGCCCACACTGCGGTGATTGGGACTGGATCCAGTGGCGCAACATCAAGTGGAAGCCAAAGGACCTGGAGGCGCAGGACAGTGAGGTGTGGCTGGAGTGCGCGAGCTGTGGCCGGAAGATCCCGGAATGGCGGAAGCCGGAGCTGCTGGCCAGCGGGGAGTGGCGGCCCACGGCGGAGCCAAAGGACCCCGGCGTGCGCGGCTATCACCTGTCCAGCCTCTACTCCCCGCTGGGGTGGTACAGCTGGCTGAAGGCCGGGCGGGACTTCCTGCGCGCCAGGCGCAAGGGCCGCGAGGCCATGAAGACGTGGACCAACACGGTCCCCGGGGAGACGTTCGAGGATCCTGGATATGATGCGAAGGATGCCCCACTGTACGCGCGCCGGGAGCAGTACCCCGCGGAGGTGCCGGCCGGCGCGCTGCTGCTGGTGGCCGCGGTGGATGTGCAGGCGGACCGGCTGGAGTATGAGGTAACGGGGTACGGCCTGGGGGAGGAGTGTTGGGGCATTGAATACGGGGTGCTGCACGGTGACCCGCTCCAGGACCCGGTGTGGAACAACCTGACGGAGACCATGGCCGGGACGTACCGCCATGAGAATGGCCACGTCCTGTCCATCCGGGGCGTGGCCATCGACGCCGGCGCTATGAGCCATCGGGTCTATGAGTACGTGCGCAAGCGCGGCGGTGGCCGGATGTTCTGCGTGAAGGGCCGCGGTGGGAAGGACGTGCCGCTGCTGTCCGCCGGCCGGCAGGTGCGCCTGGGGAAGTGGAAGCGCGGCGTCCCTCTCTACACGGTTGGGGTGGATGAGGCCAAGGCCGCCCTGTATGGCCGGCTGAACCTGAACACGCCAGGCCCTGGCTATTGCCATTTCCCCATGGCGCCTGGGTATGACCCGGAGTATTTCGAGCAGTTGACCGCGGAGCGCCGGGTGCGCACCTACACCAGAGGCATCCCGCAGGAGAAGTGGATCAAGAAACGGGAGCGCAATGAAGCCCTGGACATCCGGGTGTATTCGATGGCTGCGCTCCACCTGGTGAATCCCAACTGGCGCGCGCTGGCTAAGGTCATGGCGGAGGTGCGGGAGCCGGAGGAGGAGGACCAGGCCAAACGCACGCGGCGCGCGGCGCCGCCGCGCAAGCGCAAGCGCATCAAGCGCCGTGACTCCTTCACACCATCCTGGCGGCGCCGGCACTGACCTGCGCCTGGCGCACGTCCGGCAAGAATTTCCCCAACACTGGTGTGGGGAAAACGCGCAGCCACGCGCGGCGCGCGCGCCTCCTCGAGCTGCGCGGCGCGCAGATTCTGGCCGGCCCAGGCGGAGCTCGCGCGGGAAAACCCACAACACCAAGTGCCGCCAGGTGCGTCCAGGTATCTCGCCGGCGTGCACCCCCTTCCCCTTCCGGCCCGGATGTGGCAGTGGTCGATCCGGAGCGCAGGACCCTGTGCACAGAGTGGCCACTGGCCCGGGAGGATCGGAAATGAAGCGCACCATTCTCATGCTGCTGTCTCTGTTCATCGTCTCCCTGCTGATGCTGCCCAGCGCCGCCTTCGCGCAGGCGGAGACGACCATCACCAAGGTCATCAAGTCCGTGGGGGCCACGTCCGACAGTGCCACCGCGGCGCCGGACACGTCCTCCACCATGTTCCTGGACCGCACGCACAGCGCCATGTGGGGCATCGCCATGTGTGACAGCGCCATGGTCTACACCATCCAGATCACCTGGGATGGCACCCGGTGGTGGCAGATCGACAAGGACACGGTGACGGCCGGCGTCATCGAATCCACCGGAGACCTGGGGGATGACTACCAGGGGTTTGGCCTGCGGGTCATCCAGGACGCGGACAGCGCCGCCGGCTACGGGAATGTTCTGATCTACCAGAAGCAGTAGCCCACGGAGGCCGCCGTGCCTGACCTGCTACTGCCGCCCGCATTCTTCCGCCCTGGTGACACGATCACCTGGACGGTGACCCTGCCTGACTATCCCGCCGCTGACGGCTACCAGCTGCGCTATGCCTTTGTGAGCACCACGGAGCAGCACCTGGTGCCGCTGGCCGGTGAGCCCGGGGAGGCCACCGTGACGGACGCCGGCAGTGGCGTCTGGACCGTGACCGTCAACGGCTCCGGCGACGACTCCAACAGCCCGAACACCCAGGACTGGGGCGTGGGTGACTATGCCTGGACGGAGTACGTCAACAAGTCTGACAACGTGGGCCGGGTCACGCTGCGCAGCGGCACCCTGGTGGTCAAGCCGGCGCTGGATGGCGCCGGCGCTGGCAGCGGCTACGAGCATCGCACCTGGGCCAAGCGGTGCCTGGACGCCATTGAAGCCACGATAGAGGGCCGCGCAGACCACGACCAGCTGTCTTACTCCATCGGTGGCCGGAGCCTGGCGCGGATGTCCCTGGATGAGCTGCTGCGCGCGCGCGGCAAGTTCCGCCGGCTGGTGCTGAAGGAGCAGCGCGCGGAGCGGGTCCGCCGCGGCTGGCCCACGCGCAACACGGTGAAAGTGAGGCTAGGCTGATGCAGAGTCCTCTCCGGCTGGTCAACAGCATCCTGGGCCGCGCGCCTGGGCCGCGCGCGGAGGTGAAGCGCAAGGTGGTGGTGGTCCGCCGGCACCCCACGGGGAAGCAGCGCCGGAGCATCAAGGGGGCCACCAACAGCCGGCTGACACACAACTGGCCCACCAGCCCGGTGTCCATTGACCAGGAGGTGATGTCCCAGCTGTCCACGGTGCGCGCGCGCTCCCGGGACCTGCGGATGAATAACGAATGGTTCCGCCGGTTTGACATGGCCGTGCGGAACAACGTAGTGGGGCCGCGCGGCATGGGCCTGCACCCTCTGGTGAAGGACGCGGACGGGAAGCCGGACACCTACGCGCGTGAGACGATCCGCACGGAGTGGGCACGCTGGGCCGGCAGTCCCATGCACTGTGACCCGGCCGGCCGGCTGACCTTCCAACAGCAGCAGACGCTGGGAGTGTCCGGCACCAACGTGGACGGGGAGCTGCTGGCGCGCATCCGCCGCGGCCGCGCGGCCGGGGAGTACGCCATGCAGGTGCAGCTCCTGGACCCGCAGCTGCTGGATGTGTCGTACAACCGCGAGCTGCGCAACGGTAGCTTCATCCGGATGGGCATTGAATACGATGCCTGGGAGCGTCCGTTGGCCTACCACATCATGGACCCCACCACGGTCAGCCCGCACGCCGGCTACTTCTCCAGCTACTTCAATGCGCGGGACTTCCTGCGCATCCCTGCCGCGGACATCGTGCACGTGTTCATCCCGGAGGTGGTGGGCCAGAAGCGCGGCCTGCCGTGGTGCACCCCCACCATCACGCGCGGCCTGCGGATGGACCACTATGAGGAGGCCGCCCTGGTCAACGCGGACGTGGGTGCTTCCAAGATGGGAGTGCTCTACACCGATGAAGGCGAGGAATACACCGGCGCGGACGTGCAGGGCGGCAGTGAGCAGGAGGAGGAGGGGGACGCCGGCGAGGTCATCATGGAGGCGGAGGCCGGTAGCTTTGAGCAGCTGCCGCACGGCATGAAGCTGGAGGGCTGGATGCCGGACTACCCCCATGAGATGTATGACGCCTTTGTGCGGATGCAGCTCATGGGGATTGCCGCCGGACTGGGGATGTCCTACGCCGGCCTGTCCGGTGACCGGCGCCAGGAGAGTTACAGCGCCGGCCGCGCCGGCATCCAGGAGGAGCGCGTCAACTGGCAGTGTCTCCAGTGGTGGCTGTCCCGCGCGTTCTGCCAGCGGATCTATCAGGAGTGGCTGGACATGGCGCTGCTGGCCGGCAAGCTGCCGGGCCTGGACCCGCTGCTGGTGGAGCGTTACCACAACGTGCTGTGGCAGACGCGCGGCTGGGACTGGGTGGACCCGCTGAAGGATATGCAGGCCAACGTGCTGGCCATCAAGGCGCGGCTGACCAGCCGGCGCCGGATCATCGCCAAGAGCCTGGGAGAGGAAGCGGAGACCGTCTGGCAGGAGGTGCTGGAGGAGGAGCAGCTGATGGAGCAGCTGGGCCTGTCCACGGACCTGCCGGACGTGCCGGGGTCCGCAAAACTCGAGACGGGGAAGACGGAGGAGGACTAGGTGGACAAGGCAGCCGGGGGGAAGGGGGCCGTGTTGCGGAAGCTGCTGGATGGTCTGCTGGTGGTGATGCTGACGGGAAGCCTGGCCCTGGGCAGCTGGGGGATGCAGCAGGTTGTGACCTTGAATGAACAGGTGGCCGCCATGCAGGCCCGGGAGTTCACGGTGCACGATGCGCTGGAAGTGTGGCGCGAGATACACGCGCTACGCGCGGACGTTGCGGAGCTGGATGGCAGGAAGCTGGACCGCGGGGAGAATCCCGCCGGGTGTATGGGGCCAGAGCTGATGCGCCGTGTGGACCGATTGCAGACAGAGGTGGACCGCGCTGGCCGCGGCCACACAACGCCGGAGGGTGAATGATGGCGAAGGTGGACCAGGAGCGCGCGGTGCGCCTGGGCCTCCAGTGGCGGGAGGCAACGGTCTCCGCCGTTGACCGTGAAAACAGGACGGTGGACCTGACCTTCAGCAGTGAGGAGCCGGTGGACAGGTGGTGGGGCATCGAGGTGCTGCGCCACACGCCGGACGCCGTGCGGCTGGAGCGCATCAACACCCTTGGCCCGGCGCTGCTGCACCATGAGTTCAGGGAGCAGGTGGGGGCGGTGCGCGAGGGCACCGCCAAGCTGGGGAAGGACAAGCGCAATCATGCCGTGGTGAAGGTGTCCAGGAAGCAGTCCGGGGAGGACCTGCTGAACGATCTGGAAGACCGCATCATGGGCAACGTGTCCGTGGGGTATCGCATCCACCGCCTGGTCCTGGTGGAGGAGGTAGACGAGGGCCTGGACCGCTATGAGGCCGTGGACTGGGAGCCCTACGAGGTGTCCTTTGTGGGGCCGGCCGCGGACCTGACGGTGGGAGTGGGCCGCGGTGCGCTGACGGAGGAGGAGGAGCACAGCGGGGCGCAGCGCACGTGGAGCGTGCCCGTCGAGTGCACGCGCGCGGACGCCGGGGACGCTGCGGACGTGCAGGTGGAGACGGAGGAGGTGGAGGAGGAGCCGGAGGCGGGGGAGCGTGGAGAGGCCACGTCCCCGGAGCTGCCGCCGGACACCGACCGCGCGCAGGCCGCGCATGAGGAGCAGGGCATGGCGAAGGGAACGGAAGCCGCTGCCGCGGAGGCGCGCGGCGGAGAAGGTGCCGGAACGGCAACGGCCGGGGTGGACCAGGGGGTGCAGACGGAGCGCAAGCGCGTCAATACCATCCTGGGCCTGGGCCGGAAGCACGACCAGACGGAGCTGGCGGAGAAGTTCGTGGACGACGGCAGCACCGTGGAGGCGTTCAAGGACGCGCTTCTGGACGCGCGCGGCAACGCGGAGGAGGACAAGCCCGTGCGCTCCGTCGAGGCGGCGCGCGAGCAGGCCACCATCGGGATGACGGAGAAGGACATCAAGCGGTGGTCCCTGCGCAAGCTGATCCTGGACGCGGAGAAGGGCCGCACGGACACGTTCGAGATGGAGTGCAGCCGGGCCGCCGCGGATGCCGTGGGCGTGGACCTGCGCGGCGTCGGGGTGCCGTGGGATGTCCTGGGCAGCCGGCACTGGCTGCCGCCGCGGTGGAGCAACCGCCACAACGGGCGGCCGGCGGACGCGCTCATGCGCGTGCTGACCAGTGCCGTGGGGTCCGGTGCGGACTGGATTGCCACGGACCACCTGGCCGGGTCCTTCATCGACGCGCTCTATGAGACCGTGGTGCTGGGGTCCCTGGGCGCCATCGTGATGGATGGCCTGGTGGGGGACGTGGCCATCCCGCGCCTGGACGCCGGCGTGGCCGGGGAGTGGATCACGGGGGACGGCGGGGATGCCACGGAGGACAGCACCGTGGACCCGGGCCAGGCCACCATGTCCCCGCTGACGGCCACCAGCTACGCCAAGATCAGCCGGAAGCTGCTGCGCCAGTCCACCCCGGCCGCGGACTGGATCCTGCGGCGGGACATGACGCGGCGTATCAGCGTCCTGGTGGACCGGGCCGGCATCCAGGGGTCCGGCTCCGGTGAGCCCACCGGCATCCTGAACACGTCCGGCATCGGGGACGTGAACGGTGGCGGCAACGGCACGGCTCCGGACTGGGGTGACATCTGTGACCTGGAGCAGGAGGTGGCCGTGGACAACGCGGAGACCGGCCGCCTGGCGTACCTGACCAACCCCAAGTGCCGGGGCAAGCTGAAGCAGACGGAGAAGGTCAACCTGTCCGGCCGGTTCGTGTGGGACTCGGACCCGGTGGATGCGCCGATGAACGGCTACCCCACCGCGGTGACCACCAGCGTGCCGTCCAACCTGGAGCAGGGGGCCAGCGGCACCACGCTGTCCGCCATCCTGTACGGCAACTTCGAGGATGTCATCATTGGGCTGTGGGGCATTCTGGACATCCTGGTGGACCCGTACTCGGATGCCACGGCCGGGACCACGGCGCTGCACGTGTACCAGGACGCGGATGTGACCGTGCGCCACGTGGAGTCCTTCGCGGCCAAGCAGGACTGTGTGACCACGTAGCGTGACACGGTGCTGACGACCACTGGCCGGGGGCGTTCACTCGTCCCCGGCCACATCCAGAACCGGCGCGAGATGCGCCAGAAATGGGAGGACCGGGACATGGCCGGGACCCGCAAGAAGAAGAAGGACAAGGTGGCTGCCATCACCATGCTGGCGCAGACGCGGGCCAAGTTCGGCAAGCTGCTGCTGCTGGACTCGCGCAGCTACAAGGTCGGGGACGGGGAGAAGCTGGTGCCGGAGGAGGACGCGGAGTTCCTGATCCGGATTGGCAAGGCGGAGGAGGCGGAGAAGGGCGTGGAGCTGAGCGAGCCCGGCCCGCTGAAGGAGGCCAAGGTGAAGCCGGCGGCCGGGGCCAGTCTGGAGGACAGGGTGGCGGAGCTGGAGGCGGCGCTGAAGAAGGCGCAGGGCAAGCGCGGCCGCCGGCGCACGAACAAGGAGGCCGCCACGGCGCCGGAGGAGACGCCGGACACCGGCGGGGAGTAGGACGTGCCGCCACTCACTGAGGACTGGTCCCTGTTCCTGCGCACGGACGAACACGCGCACGCAGCGAACGTGGGAGCCAACAGCGTCCCCGGGATCCTGGGGGACGGGGAGTGGGTGGAGGACGTGGACGTGGAGGGCGTGGCCTACACGTTCCTGTGTGAGAAGGCCGCCGCGGATGCTGCCAGCATTGTGCAGGGCACCATCCTGACCGTGACCGGGGTGCAGCTGTTCGTGGTGCGCGAGCTGCACCCCACGGGAGACGGCGGACTGGTCCTGATCCTGGAGGATCCATTCTAGTGGGTGACCAGTACGGCTGGGAAATCGGCAACCGCGTGTGGCGCGCCATGTCCCCACCCATCGGGGTGGTGGCGCCGGGGGCATTCGACCAGCCCAGCGTGGTCTCCCGCGTCTTCCGCGGAGGCTACTACATCGTGAACGGTGACGGCCCCGTGAGCACGGGGCACCTTCAGGTGCAGCGCAACCGTGACGGCGCCGGCTGGGAGGACTGGCCGGGCCAGTACGGGAAGGACGTGGAGCCGGGATGGTTTGGCGGTGGCCAGGTGCACGTGCCGCAATGGGTGGACTTCAGCCTGGACTTTCCACAGGTCGGGGAGGTGTGGGGGACTCGACTGAAGGTGACGGCCTGCGGGGATGTCATGTATTCCAGCGTGCTGACCGTCACATCCGTGGGGGTTCAGGA